GCCCTAAATTGTACACTTCCTGCATTAGATATAGCACCTGTGCTAGCTATAAAAACTAAACTACCACCACCTCCACCGCTAGCAGCAGCCCAACTAATGTCTGTGCCATCTGAGGTAAGAACCGTTCCGGCACCGCCCTTAGCTAGTCTTGCAGTTGCACCAGAAGCATTCCCATAAAGTATAGAACCCCTCGTAATAGTACTAAGCTGGTTAATTTCTGTACCTGTAGCGGTTAGTGCGGTAGCACCAATAGTCAACCCCTGAGTAGTAATAGACAACACATTACCAGAAGTTTCATCTATTGTTGCTATTTCTACCCAAGCATTGTTAGCGTCATTTCTAAGCATTAGTTTGTTGTTAGTACTGTCGTACCACCACTGATGCTGTACTGTGGCTAGGCTACCACCAGCTACTGAAGTAGGGTCGTTGTCTCCACTAGAGTTAGAAGCTAAGGCCGCATACGCAGCGTTTAAAGCTGTCCTAGTATTAGGAAAACTTTGGTTTATGATAGTATTGCCACTAAAAGCATATTGCGACATTATGTTAGTTCCTTTCCGTAGCCCTTAGCTACATAGTCTAGGGTAACTGCGTTGGTGCTTGCTGATCCCCCAGTAAAAGTGTTAATAGTAAACCCAGTTCGGGTCTTGTTTGTTATTGTATATCTGTCACCATCAGTTAAGTTAGCTAGGGATAGACCTATAGCTGGTGTAACTACAAAGGCATCATCAAAGGTGATAGTAGTTGTTCCTGTAAAGGTTATATCACTGCCAGAGGTAGTCCTATCCTGCATATCTACTGTTGTCGACAAAGCACTTACGACAGGAGTAACATTAGTGTCTGTGGAGGATAACACTAGCCTAAACTCAAAGGCCCTGGCTGTTATGTCAGATACAGAAAATGCTTGCCAATCAGACCAAGTAGGCGTACCTGTAGGATCATCGTCTGTATGCCTTAGCTGAAGGGAAACAGAGGTGTCACTAAAGGCGGTAGGGTCACCATCAAACAGGGCAACACCGTCACCCCTATCATCAAAGTTACCTGTAGCACTGTCAAAATTATCTGTTCTGTCAAACCTTGTGCTTGTAAATGAGAAGGTTAACCTGCTTGTGTACTTTTGACCTAAGTCAAGGTCATTACTAAAGTAGTATATTCCAGAAGACTCGTAACCAGTGAAGTCATCAAAGAGTCCTACAGGGTCTGTGTCTTGACCTCTATCATCAAATAACCCTGTAGCATCATCAAACTTAAAACCTTCTGCTAGTTCTAGGTAGCCGTCGCTATTAATAGATACCCCAGACTTAACACCAGCAAAAGATGGGTTCTCTGTTAGTGTAGCTACAACATTAAGGTCTCCAATACCTATAGAGGTAACGACAAACACAGCGGGGTTTACAGAGGAGTTAGACCCACTTGTGGTATCATCTACAGCCTTAATAAAGTATGTACCTAAACCAGCATTTTGTAAAGCAAGGGTACTACTGCCTACAGGTACTTGTGATATGTTCTCAGCTTCTGAGTAGACTGCCCCGCTAGTTATGTGAGAATACCTGATGATGTAATGTGCTAAGTCTAGGTCAGGTACTGGTGTCCAACTTAAGAACAGATTACTTCCAACTACGTTACCATCGAAGTTAGTTACATCTGCTGGTGGTGCAGTTATTGTTTCTACAAAGTAGTTGCTTATAGTGTTGTATTCACCATGTACTCCAAGGGAGTTAGTAGCCCTAGCCCTTATGTCATAGAAGGCATCTTCTACACCAACAACTTCAGCTCTGTCTGTACCAACAAAGGCACCCATAGTTGAAAGGGAAGTATAGTTAGTAGCACCTGTCTTTCTAAACTGAACCTCTGCTGTGTCCATAATGTTGCTTGTATTGTTTACATCAATCAGCAGAACACCAAGGGTCTTACCTTTAACTCTCCTGAGTTCAGTACTGATGTTTATGCCAAGGTTAGGCACCTCAAAGGCTGACAACAAAGTAGTATTATCTCTTTCGTAGACTATACCATCGTCAACTTCATCAAAGACACTTTCAGATATTTCCTTGAGTGTCATTTCTACTTGTAGGTCGTACTCATTTCGTAGCCCAAATGTCCAAGAGGCAACCTCAAACTCTTTGTTAGTCCAACCAAGTCTAGTGTTAGTGACCCTTACATTGTCACCTGTCTGTAATTGGAAAGCCCTAAGACCGTAGGATGCTGTAAAGGATAACTGTTGTCTGTTACGCTCTAAGACAATCCTAGCTGTTCTTCTGGCTTCTATGGAATTGTCAGTCCAAGGAAAATCATAGTCTATAGAAGACTCTTGCCCATTATCAACCCCAAGGTAAGCGTTTGTTTTACCAGTGCCTGTAGCTGGGCCATCCTCTAAATCCGCTGTGAAAACTACGCCGACTGTGTTAGAAGTAGCCCCAACAAGGGTAAAGTCTGTAGTTCCAACTTCAGTAATAGAATATGAACCACCATCAACAAGTGCGGTAGCAAGGGTTAAATTAGTCACAGGTGGAAAATCTGTTACTACCCAGTTGCTCTCTTCACCTTTAAACGTACCCTTGACACTGTTAAAGTTATCACGGCGAGAGTGTCTAGTTGACAAGCTAATGCCTGACCTAAGATCATCTTCATTAAGTACTATGGTTTCCCCGTTAACATCTGTTACAGGGGCAGTCCATTTAGCAGCCTTTACGTTCCAATAGCCCTGAGTATACCAGATAATACCGCCCATAGAGGTCATAAGGTCAGCTATAAGTTCCTGTGGTTCTATTGCTGTGGTGAAGGCACCATTAGTTGTGTATCGTGTTGTACCAGCGTCTGTGCTAGTATCATCACATACAGTAGCAGCGGCGCTGAATGAAGTATCATTTATGTTAGCAGCAGCTTCCCCTAAGCCATAGCCTGTAGATGTTAGATAGTCTCTTGCGCACAGGGCAGGGTTATCATACCAAGCATTAGCAGCAGAGGGATTTCTTGGGTCGTATAACTTCTTACCTTTAATGACAGCGGTAATCTCAGGGACGTTATTAGGGAAGGCATCTACGTCAAAAGTAAACTTACAGTACAAATAAGCAATGCCACGAAGTCTGTGATTAGCTGTCCAACCAGATACAGCACTAACTAAGTTACTATCGGCAGCTTGATCTGTTGCTCCCAAGTGTTTATAAATCTTAATCTTGCCTTGATAACGACTAGGAGAGGTTACAGTACCACTACCGTCTATAGTTGCTACTTCATCGTTAATGTATATCTGCTCAAAAGATTCTATCTCATGTCCAGCAAAGGCAACAACCCTGTGTAGGTCTACGTTATCTGTACCTGTAGTCCCATCAAATATTCTAGCACCCGCAACTTTCATCTTACCATAGATGATCTGATGGGATATGATAGAGCCCCTTTGTGTTACTTCATAGCCTCTCTTACGTTCAGTACCACCCCTACCACCTAAACTGGGTCTTAACGCTCTAGAGGTCTCGTAGGATAGTGCTGAGTATGCGTAAGCTGTACCTGCGGCAGGGCCAAAAACAACAGTTACACCAATAGTAATAGCTGCATGGATTGCAACCCTTACAGCACCCTTCAAAATACTTTTAAAGCTAATACCCATTAGTTATTTCCTTATTGCGTTCTAGCTTTATCAGGACTTCTTCCCCAAACGATTTCTTTATCTTGTAGGTCTTCGATAAAGTCCATCCCAAGATCACCGGGATAAACCGACTTTTGATACGCAGAAGTATATCTAGCAATACGAGGTCTCTCTAGGTCTATTAGTTTATTCTCTACAGTTAGTTCTATAGTCGCTGTATCGGGGCTCTCCTGTATGTTCATCTGATCCATGTAACCAGAGAACGTCTGAGTTAAGGCTGTAGTGTCTGAAGTAACACCGAAGTAAATGTTACACACTCTGCCCTGATAAGGCTCCTGTAGGGCAAGAGAGACTACCCCAGAGGTCATGCCACTAAGTGTTATAGTTGCCCCTCTTACAGCAAGATTAGCACCTTCTTCTACAGACGATATGTCTAGTAAGTTACCAGCACCTGTCCAAGTGTTACCCTCATATATAAGGTCTCCAACACCTGTCCACATGCGTATCTCATTAGGGCTATCAAAGAGTAGTTCTACAGCAAAGAAAGGGTTGATAACATCATCGTCTAAGGCATTAAGTACTACTGAGGGAATAGTCCTAGTCATTATGTTATAACCTCTACAGCCTCAAAGGATATGCCATAAGTACTAGAGTTACCTATCTGCCAATCCTGTACGTTACTTGTTAGCCTAAAGACACCCTTAGCGTTGTCTACAACTACAGCAGCACTAGAATAGGTAGCTTTAAGATTAGGCCATATATCCACTGATCCTGTAGTAGAAATATCTGCTAAGACCTTATGTAGTCTAGCTGTGCTTGCTGAACCTAGTTGTATGTAGTCACCAGCTTTAAGTGTTCCACCATTACTAAGAGTTAAAGTAACAGAGGAAGCACCAGCAGTACCCGTTGCTACTATGTCACCATCTTCTGCTGTACCTCTAGCGGCTACACAATTAGGATCACCTAAGAGAAAGGTATTAACTGGACCTTGTAACGACAACAAGAAGGCTACCCAAGGCTCACCTAAGTCCCTACGTACAGGTGGTATGGTAACTGAGGCTTTCCATGCTTGACCTGTGTGTTGCACTATTTGTTGTTTATAAGTAAAGGGAGACTCAGAGGTGGCAACAGCGTTCATAGCACTAAGAGTTATTTGTGCAAAGCCTATATCAGTTGGTGCAGTCTTTAGTGCCATGAGGTTTCCTTACCCAAACGCTTGTTTCATCTGACCACCCCTACGACGATCATCTAGTATTTGCTTCTTAGTCATGTTAGCGATAGCTGGTGCTTGCTGTGCTATAATCTTCTTAACACTCTCGTCACCATTAGCGGTAAAGTTAAAGTTCTGATGAATGATAACGTCACCAGAGCCACCGTCTGCCTGTACACCTAGCTTACCGTTCTTACCTCTTTTCAAAGGCATGATAGCTTCTGGGCCAGCCTCACCCATTAGACCTGTACGACCATCATTCATAGGGAAGTAAGTGGGGCCACCTACGACACCACCATCAGCATATGGTACTAAGTTTCCATTGCTAAACACATTGCCGTTGGCACTAGCGGAAGCATTAAAGCCCATAAAGCTATCTATACCACCACTAATCATACCTGTGATCTGTTTTACAACATAAATTTGATACAACTCAGCAATAATAGACCTAGCCATATCTTTAAAGGCATCAGAGACTGACTTAGTACCGTCTACTATAGATGTAAGTGCATCTCCCATACTGTTAGCTATAGTGTCTGCTACTTCCTTCTGTACCTCTCTCTGTTCTTCAAAGACTTTAGTTCTTCTCTCTTCTTCCGCTACAAGTGCAGCTAGAGACCTTAGTTGACTTTCTTTAGCCTTAATGTCAGCGTCTTGGTTCTGAAACTTAAGTTGCATATAGACTTCTTGTTCTCTACGTGCATCACCCTCTAATCCAAACAAAGCCTTACTTAACTCTATCTGTCTTTCCAGAGCCTTGATTGGGCCTTCCATAGTTGTTGGTTTTGTGCCTTTGCCACCTTTTGAGGACTCAGGTTTATACGTCTGAATACCACCGTGTTTAAAAGAACCGGGGCCACCAAAAGCATCAAGACCTACTGTAGCTTCTGCCTTAGCCTGTCTTATTAGTCCTAATGCTCTTTCAAAGGGTATAGCTAATCTTTCAGCCAGCTTTTCTACTTCGTTGTTTAACTCTTTTTGTTCTTTAAGCCTTAAAGCAGCTTGCTCTGCCGCGTACTTAGCGTTAGCTTGAAATAACTCTAACTCTGCATTAGATTGGTTATTTAAAATAGCTAAGTCACCAGCAGCGTCTAGGCGTTTCTGCTCTTTCTCATAAGCCATGTTTTCGTTAAAGAGGTCTATTTCAGCTTGGGCTTGGCTTTCAAGGATTGCTGCATCACCCTTAGCGCCTAAATCCCTTATTTCTTTCTCATAGGCTGCTCTTTCTGCCGCAGTTTTTTTACCTTGGGCGGCTAAATCTTTTTGCCACTGAGCCTCTCTGTCTGCTTGCCTTTGTGATTCGGTTTTTTGTTGTTCAACAAGTTTTTTCCTATAAGCGTCAATGTCTTTTTGTAGTTCCCACTCGTCTATAAGTTTATCAATCATGCCTACTACACCATCGGCACCAACTTTGTTGTACTCTTCCCTGAGGTCTGTAATTCTAATTACAAGGTCTTCTGTACTCTTAAGTTCGTCAAATAACCCTAGAAATTGTGACTTAGCTTTTCCAAGAGAGTTAATATCTTCGTTTATCTTTTCTACTTTTGCTACCACATCCACTGCGGATTCTGTCTCTACGCCAAGTTGGGCTAATGCTGATTGTGCTTCACCCCCCAAACCTTGCCCACCTGTTGACGTTAACTGTACAGCTTGATTTAATAGCCTTTTCTGAGACTCTTCTATCTGAGAGACCACACCTGCCGTAGCTTCTTTGCCGCCAAAATCTCTCATTATCCTTTCAAGAGTTGTTGATTGCCTTGTCAGTGTGCCTTCGCCTGTAACCTCTATTTGTTTTAGCTTTACTTGCTCGACTTTTCGAAGGTAATTATCTATACCCTCTGCCGCCGCCGCCCAAGGGCCATGAAGAGTTTCAGACAGTGTATCTTGTATGCCATTTAAACTTGAGTATGCCTCTTTTAGATCATCTACGCTGTTAGTGAGATCATCAGCACTACTCTTAGACCTTGAGAAAGCAGCACCCACAGCGGTAACAAGGGGTACAACAATACCAAGTGCAGCACCTATACCAATCCAAGCAGGGTTCATCATGCCAAGTACACCAGTAAGCTGAGTAAGCTGTTGACCAGCGGCTACCCAAGCATTAGCTCCTGACTGAACTTGTACGATGAAGTCACCAGCTTGATAGCCTAGCTGTTGCATAGCCATACCATTAGCGTTCATCTTGTTCTTAGTTTGGTGAGCCTGTCTTGACAACATACCAAGACTTGAGGTGGCACCAATAGATGATGTACTTAGCTGGTTTAAAGACCCAGAGTAGTTGTCTGTACTAGCAGCAGCCTTGTTAGAAGCAGTGGCAGCTTGATACACTGACGCAGAATAATCAAAGACAGACTTCCTAGCCCTTATGCCCATGCCAGAAAGTTTTTGTAGTTCTGAAGCTGATTTCTTAACAGCCTTAGTGTACTGATCAGAAGTTATTCTGCCAGTAGCAACTTCTTTAGCCAGCTTAATTATACGCTTTTCTAAAGACCTTGACTTTGTAACGGCCTTGTCTAAACCTGTCGTATCGGTTACGAATTTAAGGTCAATTATATCAGCCATTATTTACCCTCATATAAACTCCGTCAAGCCTCTTAACCGCTTCTACTTCCCAAGCTGTCATAGGCGTGTCAGTTAGTTCTTTCCATGCTTTTATTTGTTCGTATGTTATCGGGTTAGGGCCACTAAAGCCACCAGTTCTTGAGTTGCTTAATGAAATAAAGGCAGACCAGATATGAGCCACAAGAGTTGGGAAGTCGGGTCCATCCAATTCTTTAAGTTCTAATCCTGTCTGCCTTTGTACTTGTTCCAAGTGTTCTCTCTCGGTGGTTCCAGATTCATCACGCTGATTAAGTTTGAAGTTAAATTCAGCAAACTCAACTAGGTCATCAATCAGCCCTTGGTAAAATCCAGTGAGTCAGCTACAGCCTCCTCAATCTGATCCTTGATCCAAAACACTTGTTCGTAAATTTCTCTGGCTGTGTCAGCAGAGTACTTAGGCTTCTTACCATCGTATGTGATATTCCAAGACTTAGTTGCCTTGACTAACACTTCTAGGGTAGCCTCTTCAATACTCTCAGCCGTAATATCGACCTTCTTTTTACCTTGGGCTTGCTTAAGCCGTTTGTTAGTTTGATGATGCAGTACACTCTTGTACTCTTTAGAGTGAGGTGCATACATAGTAATGGTCATCTCTGTCTTGTCATCGTTAGTCAGAGGTTCCAATGTTGTAGGGTGTACGATAGTAACGTCTACAGTATCACTGGTAGGTGTTAAGTTCTTTAAGTCCATTGTCAGGTTCCTTGGGTCAGGGTTATGTCGGGTTAGTATATAAAATGGGGAGCATCAGACCCGACACCAATGCCCCCCGCCCTAGCTAGGGATTAGGTATCAGTACGAGTAATCTTCAAGTTAGTAGAAGTTGCTGTATCGAATAGGGATGTAAAACTTAGGCTAATGATACGGCTTGTTGGGCCATCTACACCTACATCGGCAGAGTTGATCTTAACTCTCGGGAAGAGGAAGGTGTAAGCATTAGAAGCGGTTGGGTCGTTGACAGATACTTGAATGGCTGATTCTGTCTCGTTAAGGAAACGGTTAATCAGGGAGTCATCGTCAAAGTAGGCTGAGAACGAACCAGTTATTTCTGCACGACCAACCTCAAGTGCTGGGGCTTCGTCTGATCCAACAACAAAGGTAGGTGCAAACGAGTTAGATACGTTGAAGTCAATGGAGGTAATGATTGCAGAGGATGCAAGACCAGCTACATTGTTACCAATCTGTAAGTCACCTGAGTAGGCATCAAAAGGGGAATTAGTGCTTGCTGCGTCCTGTGTCTTCTCTGTGGCTCCAATAGTCATGCCCTTGCCAACCATACCAAAGGTAGTAGTTACCATCTGGTTAGGAGCAATAGAGATACCCATAGTGGAAACAGTCTGGCCTGTAAACAAACGAGCCTGATCAATGTCAGCAGAGTAGTCCTCAATGGAGAAGTACTTAGGTGTTGTGCCAACTACAAGGGTGTCGTTAGTGCCTGAGTCTACAAAAGTGTTAAGCATGACTGACTCAAGGAATGGGTCAAAATCACCCTTACGAAGGTCAACTACAATGTCACCAGCAGATTGTTTGTTACCATGACGTTCATGGCGAGGCATACGGTCAGCTTGGATATCAGTACCAGCAACCAAGTCTTTAGTTAAGTTAAGACCGTGTGAAGTAAATGGGATGTTCTGGAAGTTACCAACAGGGGTAGTTCCGAATGTGGACTCAGTGACATAGCTTAGGCTAGATCGTGAACCTTGTGCGAAGGTAGGCATGTGTTATTCTCCTAGTAAGCAAGGCTTACGCCTCTATTAATTGTATATGTACCAGCCGATATTAATCGGAATGTAGTACCAAGGTGTATCTAAGAAACCTTGCTGTCGTTCAGCGTAGTCTATTGATACGTTAAAGCTGTTTAGTGATACGTCTGTGGCAGCTTCAAAGTTCTCTATTACAGTGTTAGCGATACCATCAGCAGTTGCTGGGCCATTACCCTCTGGACAGTACACAGTGACTGAGTAGATGCCACCATAACGCTGAGAAGGGTTTAAGCCTCTTACAGCAGGTACACGTGTGACAGGAATATAGCTAGACTTAATGAAGCTAGTACCAGTTGTAGGGTCATAGGGTACATTGTCAAAAGCGATAGGGGGTATACTAGCTATGTTAGCTAACTTGCTTTCCAAAGCGGCTCTAATGTCTGAATGAATACTAGCCAAACCTGTTTCTTACCCTCGCAAATACTTTATAAGGTGGGCCATGCTTATGCTCTACATCTTTAGCATGTTCGGCCCTATTTCTTAGTACAAACCCCTTTAAACCCTTTTCACCAAGGTTTTCTATGTCATCATAAAGATTATACTTAGCTGTCTGCCTGTGCATATCTGGGTTGTCAGACTTACCATTGTCTTTTCCACCTCTAGCCTCTGAGGACTTTCTACGGCCACCCCCCTGTCCCGGTTTCTTTATAGAAAAGGATTCAACGTATGCTCCGCTGTAAACAGGTGATATAGCTACGGCATAGTCTGCAACAGCTTTTGCCTTATCTTTAACCCCAGAGTAAACTATGTTTAACACTTTATCTTCAAGAGACCTAAAGGTTGCTTGAGTAGCCGCTGAAAGTTTAGCCATTATTCCCTCACATCACAGATGTAACATATTGCAATACCATTAGAGAAGATAGTAACAACAGAAAGAACATTAACTGTGTCTCCATTGCCTGTTATCTGATCCTCATCATCTGGCACTACAGCTAGACTAGAAGCGGAAATAAGGCACTTACGAGTACCTCTGCGTATCTCATCAATGTTACCAGCTATACCATTATCATAGTTGTAGAAGTAACCAGTAAAAGAGTAGTTAGTAGTCGCTGATCCAGTGACAGTACCATTGGCAGGATTATACGTGCCAGAGGTAGTCACCTTATTAAGTGTAAGGGGTTCACCAAACCTATTAACTAAGTTCAGCAAGTCATATGGTCTAAACGACATGTTAACCTACCTTAGTCATACGATGAGTTGTAGTCTTCACCATTATAGCTTGGTGGGTTCTTAAACCTGTCTCTGCGAAAAGAAGGCTTTATACGATCTGTATTTTCTCTCACAGCCTGTACAGAGGTCTTAGAGATACCACCAGCGTAGATGCCTATGTTACCACCAGCAGTCTTAGCTTGGTACTCTAAGGTGTCTGCCAGTGACATATACTGTTTAGCTAGGTCAGAATAGTCAGCACTTAAAGCACCGTCTAAAGCTGTTGTTACCTGTCTTGAGTACTTAGAGGCAATAGTCCTAGCTGACCAACTAGCAGTATGATAAATAGAGTTACCGTTCTGGCCTAAACCAAAGGTTACTTCTTCATCTTGTAGCTGTTGGTCAGCAGTGTCAGTATCACCTACTAGGAGCCTAACAGAGTTAAGACGTTGGGCTGCATCTGCCGTTCCAAGATTTGTTGGGTCATATGTCCACCCCATCGTCTACTCCTGTTTCACTGCGTAGCATTGCTACTATCAGCCTTCTAATATACCGTCTCTTATTTCAAAGAACTTATCTTCGATCCATCTGTTGTTGCGAAGGTAACTTCTCAGTAGTGCGCGTTGTTTAGCATCTATCTTAGACTGCTTAACTTTCTTTTCGGTGTACTCTGTATTACTGTTAGTGTTAGCTTTTACTTCTGCGTTAAGAAGTCCTATCAGCTTGTCTAGTTGTGGGCCAGCTAGTTCACTTAGCCTATCTCCAACTTTAGCTTGCTTTTCTAATTCTCTATTGTGGTGGATAAAGCCTTGAACATACAAACTAGCTACAGCATCTGATCCTATGCCACGATTTAACCAGTTATAGTGTTCCTGAGTTTCCCACTGTTTACCGTCTGAGGTAAATGGTCTCTTTACGAAAACAGGCCAGTCTATCTGCCAGCCAAGGTATGAAGGGTGCATTGTCGGGGTATCCTATATAGTGTAAGGCAGGGGACACCTAAGCCCCCCACCAAGGTACATTTATTGTACGATGTCTTTAAAGAAGTAGCCCAAGTCTGCGCCAACAACTTTCATGTCGTAAGACATTTTAACTTGGATATGTTCAGCGATTTGCTGACGCTTCAGTGCATCATCCGAGAAGGATTCAACAGTGATACCCAAGTTGTTTGCACCGGGAATATTGTTCCAAGCGAATGTCATACCAGCAGCAGGGGTCATAAGACCAGCACTTGAAGGTGTGTGACACAACAGAGCATGTTTACCACCGATAAAGGCGTTGGCTTCAGCAGCACCCTCAACAGCAGTGTTATTGACAGCTTCCATGACGAAGAAGTTTTCTACTTCAAAGATTTCAGCCAACTTAGCGTCTGTAATCAACGCTGGGTTAGTTACGGTAGAACCACCATTTAAACGTGCCAGAATGTCTGGGTGATTGATGAGTTCGTCCCGTGTTACCTTACCAACAACCATAGTGTTTGGCTTGTAGCCGCCCGACTTGAGTTGCATTGCACGACGAGCATCAGTTACGTCAGTGATAGGTGTTGAGTTGGTGTAATCGTTCCAGAAGACAGGAGTACCTGCACCAGAAGCTGCACCAGAGACCTCAGTACCCCAAACTCCAGTGCTGAAGAATGTTGTAGCAAAGTTCTCTTCGCGGTGGATCATCAGGCGCATTGCCAGAGTTTCAGCACCAGCAGAACGGATGTTCAGTACTTCGTCTTCGTTAGCGATAGTCTGCTCATCGAAGTCCATTCCAAGTCCGTATACATCAGCGAAGTAGCTGCTGTTGGAGATGGTCATGCCGATACGGTTAACCTCAGTACGTGGCGCAAGTTTCTTTACGTCACCAGTGCGGTTCATGTTGGCACGGTCATAGATGTAGTACTTGTCAGACTGACGAGCAACACCTACTGTTGGGAATACCTTGTCAGCGACAAAGTTGGTTTGTGATTGTGCATACGCCAGTGTCAAGTTAGACAGAGGGGTGTCGATATGCACCTGTGATGGAGTCAATAGTGGCATAATAGTTATTCCTTATTCTATGCTAACTTAAGCAGCAGCGTTGCCGCCTTGGATGAGTTCGATAGCAATGATCTGGCTAGTAACACCAGCTTCAGTTGCATAACCCATGATGATGTCGGTAGAAGCGGCGTCTACAGCTAGACCAGCAGCATCAATTCCAACAGCACCACCAGCGGTAACAGTACCACCACACTTAACCATAGTCTTACCTGTGACTACGACAGTTGCAGCGTTATCTTCCAGTGCGCCTACGAGACATACACCAAAGGCTTGTTCGCCATTACCAGCCGCAACCGCTTCAGCAGCGGAATCTAGTTTAACGAAAGTAAATTGAGCAGCAGAAAGGTCTGCCCCTGCGATTACAGTACGGGTATCCCGTGATTGCATAACAGCCATGTTTATTCCCCTTTATAGGATTTAGTGATTAGAGCCTTGCCTTCATCGGTCTTAGCTATAGCAGCATAAGCCAAAGCATGTTCGCTCTTTTTCATTTTGTTGGTGTCCATATAGGACTTTACGAGTGCGTCAAGTTTGTCAGCGGCAGTCGAAAACTCACCGTCAGCATCAGATTTACCCAGTTCAGTCATGCTTTCGTCAAATACCTTATCGGCAGCTTTGAGTGCTTGCATTACTGTTTCTTCAGCTTCAAACTTGCTAACCAATGCTTTGGCTACTTCAAGGTCGAAGTGTGGAAGTTCTGCTTCTGCTTTCTTAACCAAGATAGCGTCTGCTTTAGCAACTTCTGCTTCTTCCAGAGCCTTAAGAATAGGCGCAGGGATGTCAGCTTTGTTGATTTGTTCGTCACCGTAAGTCACAAACTCAGGCTCAACCATTTTCTCAATGGCGTCTGCCTTAACGATGTAACCAGCTTCCTCTAGGGCTTTGCTAAGGCGGTCTGCCTCAACTTGTAGTGCCTCTAGGTCAGCTTTCAGAGTGTCAACTTCAGTAGCTGGACCCTGTACGTCTTTTTTCATGTCCATGTTATACATTTTCATGGCTTCATCCTCGGACATACCTTTGTCCATATAAGGCTTCAGCTTTGCTTTCATGTCATCAGACATTTTTTCTACTTCGTTCTCCATAGTTTCTCCCTCGGAGTTGTCCCGCTTATATAGAGAGACCATTGCTTGTGCGTTAGCTGGACGATCAACCAAGGACAGTTCCTCTAACTCAAGCTGTTTAAGTAAATTAGGCATCATAAGATTCCTTGGT